TATTTGTAAATTCTGCCATAATAAAACTCCTTTCAAAATAAAACTACGGCGGGACGATTGCCCCGCCGCGTCGCGTCAGTATCCGCATGGGGCGGATCATTTTCGTGAGGTCACGAAAAAGCTGTGATTTTCGGTTTTTAGGCTGCGCAAGCGTAGCCGTTGCACGTGCCGCCTGCCCACGGATTGCAGGACTGGTAGGCCGGAATCGGCGTCGGGCGAAGCTGCGAGATCAGGTAGTTGTTCTGCGCGGCCTGAGATGCCTGCAAGCGCAGCTCCTGATTTGCGTTCTGGAGGTCCTGAAGCTTGCTCTGCGTCAGGAAATCAAGGATTGCGCGGCTATTCTGGTTCTGGTTGTCGATAATGTCGCGGGTCGCGGTCTGCACCGTGTTGCGGGTGTCACAGGCCTGCGTCGCCATATCGTACCGCACCTGTGCGATTGCCGCACGGTTCTCGCAGCAGCACTCCTGCGCCTGCATCTGCATCGCATTGAGCTGCTGCATGAGCGCCGCCTGCTGGTTGCATCTTGCAAGCTCGGCCTGCGAAAATCCGCTCGTCACAGCCTGCGTCACGCCAGCAAAGCCGTTCAGCATGCCAGTGTTCATCGCATAGAAGCCGTCACAGATGCCGTTGTTCACACCGTCGAGCTTGCGCTCGATGTTCGCGAAATCGGACGTAAGAACATAGCCGTCTACAACTCCTGCGCCATTGTTGCCGTTGCCTCCCCAGCCGTTGTTCCCCCAGCCGCAGAACACAAACAGGAACAGAATGATGATCCACCACGCGCCATCTCCGCCAAAGCCTCCAAAGCCTCGGTTGCTGTCTGCGGGCATGACCGGCATAGTCGGTACGAGCCCGCCGTTGTCTGTAAGTGCCATTTGTTTCACTCCTTTGTATTTTTTGTTTTATCTCAATCGTGGCCACGATATTGATTATTCAGTTGTTCGGGTTTCTCTGATTACTGAATCAGCTGTTGGAACTGCTGCGCAAGTCCCTGCAGCTGGTTCAACTGCTGTTGGCTCATTTTCCCGGATTGCAGAAGCTTTTGCACCTCTGCTTTCGGGTCTCCCTGAAACGTAGATCGGAACTGCTGGAACTGTTGCATCATTCTCTGGAATCCAGGAACTGGGCCAGGCATTTTACTGCCGCCGAGTGCTTGAAATAACGGATTAGGCATTTCCATCCTCCTTTGCAGTCATGGCGTCAATACGGGCTGCGAGTCGTTCGAACTCACTGCGGGTAACGTAATCGCCTGGTTGCTGCGCTGTCGCCGCCTGCGGCGTTTTAAGTGTTGGCGTGCGCTCTGTATAATCGAAGATGCGAAGCGGCTGCGGCATCCCGCTTTGGTCGGTCGCTTTGATGTAAAAAGTGCTGCCCTCGCTGTCCATAAGTAGGACGGAGTTCCCTGCGGCGACCATGTAGGCTTTCGCACCTTCTTCACCCTGCACCCAGATCACGCCGCTGTTTTGTGCTGGGGGCTGCTGTGGCGGCTGCACCGCCTGCGGGGACTGATACTGTTGCCGCATCTGCATGAGGTTGTCCTGCATCGGGGCGGGGTAGTACGGGTTTCCATAGTAGGGATATGGCATTTTAATTACTCCTTTCTTTTTCCCAGTAGTAAAGGACCGTCTCGTTTTGTGATTGCCACGAATCATAAAGCACCCCATCCTCCACACAGACAACATGACCGGAAAGTGCGAGAATATATGTGCCCATGGGATGATCCTGCGCGAAATCCGCAACGGTATAGCAATCTGGGCATGTATCCTGAACGATATGCCGCGTATAGCCAATCTTGCGGAGATAAGCCCCCCACACAGCATTAGCACTTGGCATATTCCCGTCGAGGTATCCTTGTATTGCAAGCGCGAGATATGCCTCCTGCCAGCTCGTGCCGGTTGCTTTGGAGATCGCCCGGACGGTGCAGTCTCCGGCTGCCTTTCCCCTTGGGTTTGGGTTGTAGTAAATAAATCTCATGACCATCACCACATAGATCATACCGTTTTTCTCTCTCCGCTGTGCCTCACTTAGGCATCATTTACGCATCACTTCGGCATCAGGGCATAAAAAAAGAAGCCGCCCCGGAGGGCGGCTCTTTCAGCTATACAAACGCTTGGACGATTTTTCGATTTTCTTCAGGATTTCCGGCAGACGCCGCTGGACGGTAGCCCTTCCGAGGAAAAGCTCCGCCGCGACGTCCACCTGCGGCATTCTGTCCATGAAATACAGCCGCGCGATCTTCTCGTTCTCCGCGCCGACGTTCGCCTGCTCAATCACTTTCGCCATCTCGCCCTTGGTCAGCACTTGCAGCTCAGGCGGCAGGCGAATCCTTGCCTGCGGCGCCATTACTTCAAGAGGAACGTCCAGCTGTTAAAGCCGATCAGGCCGTCAACGCCGAGATTGTGCTCGGCCTGCATCTTCCGCACGCCCGCCTCCATCTTCGGCCCGAACAGTTTGTCCGAGGCGGGAATGGTGTAGGGATAATAGCCCTTATCCTTCATCAGCAGCATGGCCGCGCGGACGTCGTTGCCGCTCATCCCGCGCTTCAGCATTCTCAGTTCCATTTTGATCGTCTCCTCCTTATTTGTTGCAGGCGCCGGGCTGACCGGCTCGTTCTCTGTCGCCTTGCTGGCGTAGTCAGGCAGGCCGAAGCCACGGATGTACCGCCCATTGACCGCAATCTCGCGATAGCCGACCGCATTGGCCTTGTTGCCCTCAATGACGGTGATGGTCTTCCCGTCGCAGGCCACCACGATACCGACATGGCTTGCGCCGCTGGTGCAGTCGCCCACGCCGTTGTCGCTCCATGCGTACATGATGACGTCGCCGGGCTTCGGGACGTAGCTGTCGCTTTCCTGCCAGCGCCCCAGCTTGCGGTACAGCTCGATCATGTTCCACACGCCGACCTCCGTCGGCATAATGTCCGTCAGGCTGAGCTTGATTGCCACCGCCGACACAAAGCCCGCGCACCACGCGTCGGTATACTTCAGCGCATAGCCGCGTGCAAGCGGCCTGTGCGAGTTGTATACGTCCACGATCTGGCGGTGACTGCCGTCGGCCTCGTTGTAGCCGATCCACGCCTTTGCCGTGGCTACGACCTTTTCTCTGATTTGTGTTTCTGTCATGGTGATTTCCTCCTTACTTAATTGGTTCGTTTTTTGTTACAACAACGCCGTCACCCGTGCCCTGATCAGAGAACACGATATAGCCAATGTTGCCATAGTTGGCGTAGCTGGAATCCAGTACGATCTTGTAGTAGTTGTCCCCCAGCTTTGTCACGGTTGCCATGCCGGACAGCCCTGTGTACTGCTTACAGAAATAGCAGCCGCCCGAACTGGCCGCAAAAAAGCACCTAAGCGCGCATGTCCGCTGCCTTCGAGCGTTGTGCCCTCAGCATAGATGGCATCAGACGGCTGCAATGCGATAGCACCTGTTTTTTGTGGCAAAGCCTGTTGTGCCACGGAGCCACGGAATGGAATGCTCGTCCACGGTCCCCCCCCTTCTTCACGCCGGGACGACGCGGTGATTTCATAAAAATGCCCGTTCGGAGGGTTTATTCCCGCTCCCATGCTGCCGCATATTCGTCAGGACTATACGCGGTATTGCTTTTACACCTGTAAAGATGCTGCTTGTAAACCGCATACTCGCCGGTCAGGTAGATGTCGTGCGCTCCGGTCGGATGCACGAAATTCCGCGCAGTCCCGGCTGTTTTACCGTGGAGCGGTCGGTGGAAGGTGTACCATGCCGCATTATCAGGCTTGATATCGGGATAGACGGCATTATCGTAGGCTTGAAAACACTCCCACACCTGACCGTTTGCGGCATAGACCTCGCCGACCGTGTGGCTGCCCGCCGCCCAGTCGGGATAGAGCGCACCGCACCGGATCCGCTCATCGTCGGTTTCGGGCTTTTTTCCCAGGATGAGCAGCTTCACAGCCGCCGCGATTGCCTCCGGCTCGGAAAAATCAGTCGCCGTGATTGGCTGCTCTCTTAGCGCCGAAAGCTCCTCTGCGGTCATATCGCGGATTACGCCGTTTTCAAAAATTCTCATACGGAGCCTCCTGTTATATAGTGCACTTTAATTGTGCCATAAAATGTCTCATTTGTCGTGGTTGTCGTGAGATATAGGTAATCGCTCTTGTAGTCGGTCAGTCTGAGTGCTGCAGTGGTATTCCTCCTGCCGGATACTGCCATCGTGTTATAGATCGACCGCCAAAATCCCGCCTGTTTTTCCAGTGTGATCACGCCGGTCCGGACGTTTTGAGCAGAGGTATAAAAGTCATTGATCTCTGCCGGCAAATGGCTATCTCCGGTTTTGCCGCCGATAAATACCAAGACCCCGAACTTGGTGCTTTCAAGTGTGCCGAATAGTGAGATCTGGATGAAAGCTTTTGTGATGTTCGCGGACGGCAGATCGAAGGTCGCCACGGAAACCGGACTGCCCTCCGGAATGGTGAAGGTCACGCTTTCCCATGTTTCGCTGCCTCCGTCCGCGATCTCCACCGTCTTCGCGGCGCTGCCGTCGTAGGTGATGGTTTCGCTGCCGAGCTTGATCGTCAGCGCGTTCGGGTTCTTCAGGGCTGTCGGCTGGCTATCCACGAACACATGCCACGAGCCGTCGTAGGTTGCCGTGATGGTCGTGTTCTGCTCCATCGTGCCCGAAAGGTGCGGATTGGCGCTTCCCGCAAAGCACAGCGCTCCCACGGACGCGCTCGAACCATACGCATAAAGCAGTGGCAGAATGATTGGGAATCCTTCCAGTATCTCGCTCATCTGCACGATGCCGTACACGGCATAGCCGTCCGTATACGCCTGATAGATTGCCGCTGCCGTCTGGTCTACCGTGGGGGAGGCTTTCGTGCCCGTGAGCTTCACGTACCAAGCCTTGCGCGGTGTGTAGCCCAGAGCCGTGGTAATGCCGTCGGCTGTCACAGAGCCGCCGCCCGGTGCCGTCCACAGCTTACCATTTTCGTCTATGCCCACCGGCTGCGTCATGGCGTCGGTCTTTTCTGCGAGTTTTCCCTCGTATACTGGGGTGTCGTCAAGTGGGAGTAGCCCGCCGCTCGTCTCTCCCACGTCGCAAAAAGTGGGTGTCATTCCGGCGAAAAGCTGCGTAATGCCATTGTTTCCTTGGGTATGTACAAGAAATATAATGCTCTGATCGTTTGCAACGCATACAGGAAGCGGCGTATCGTAATTGCTAGGTACCGCCTGCACGAACCGCCCGGCTTCAATCGCTGCTTTCACTTCCGCGAAGGTCTTGTCTGCCGACCAGTTGCCGTCATCGTCCTGCGTGAAGGTTACTGTGAGGGGTTCGAGGGGAGGGATGTACTTTGCAGGGAACGCGTGCGGCGTTTCCGTCTTTTTCGTGTAAGTGAGGGTATCTATTTGAATTGGGGTAGGTAAAGAGTTTCCAGTTCCTTGCGGAAGGTATACTCCCGCTTTGGGGAAGGTAAGCCCCCAAGCTGTCACACCGGCTTCTGTAATTACGATAGCACTTGCAGGAGCGCTGCCTCTGTTTATCGAGCTTCTGGTATCGGCATAATAGCATTTATCCCCGGCATCATATACGTTGAGTGCGGTTTGTGGAGCCATAGTTCCGGTATACATTGCCCCCGCTAATTCTTCTTTAGTGGGAATTTCATCAGAACTATGGTATAAATACCATTGCAGACCGCCGCCCATTCCCCAGGTTACATGATTAGTAGTGCCGCGTTGGATTTCTATTTCTTCTTCCGTAAAGGTAGAAAATCCGCCCGGCCTATTCTTCACATAATCCGCTGCCGTCGCATCATTCTGCGCCCAGTCCGGCTGCACCGTCTCGCCCTTCTCGCCCTGCGGGCCTTGCGGTCCCTGAGGCCCCTGCGGGCCGGTGTCTCCCTTTGGCCCCTGCGGCCCGGTGGGGCCGGGATCGCCCTTGTCGCCCTTTTCTCCCTTCGGGCCGCGGGTGAGCTGCCCCATCTCCACGTCAAAGCTGCTTTCTTCCTGAAATTTTACATCAAAGTTCATCCAGCTTGCCCTCCTGCAATATGCGCTCCACCGGCGCGGTGAATATCTGAGAGGCAAAGCGCACCTCGTTCACACCTACTCTGAGCTGAATCTCCACCTCTCTGCCGCAGTGCCCGATGAGCTTCAGCGTCTCATCCTCCGAGAGGTTGAAGGATACCGTCTTACCGTCGATTTCCGCATCCTCCAACCCCTTGGAGATCAGCACGCGCCCAAACTGAGAAAGCGCCAGATTCAGAAGGGTGATCGTGTTCGCCTCTATCGGCAGCGTGAAAATCAGCGTGGGCGTCGTGCCGCGATACATCTTCTAGCCCTCCACTGCGCACTTAATGCACTGATTCTCCCACTTCTTGTAGGCATCGAAGTAGGCTTCATGCTTTGCGCCGTTGTACGTGATCTCGTAATACATGCCATCCGGCACGGTAGTAGAGAGCAGCGCCTTGTTGTTTCCGAGCGTTCTGCACGCCCAGACAACATACACGTCCTCCGGCTTCAGCGCGGTACGGTACGTCGTATCAACATGTTCGTTGAAGTACCGCACCACGGCATCAACCGCAAATGCAAGGAATTTCTGGTTGTCCATCTCTTAGCCCTCCTTCTTGTACGTCGCCGAGCTGATGCCCAGCAGAACGCCGAGGAAGGTGTCTGCCGCCGTGATCGTGCCGACGACCTCCTCCCCGTAGGGCAGGTCCCAGATGCCGGACAGCGCGAAGTACAGCGTGCCCAGCGCGGGCAGCAGATACAGCGCAATCCATTTTAGCGCGTCATAAATTTTGTTGCTGAATTTGAACATTTTGTTTTCCTCCTTATTTTGTGTGGTTTTTGACCAGCTCTTGATAATAATGCTTCACGTCGCCGTTGCCGCCGAGCGCCACATACTTCTGCCCGGCAATCAGCCGCTCCGAGATCGGCATCTCCGGCGACATCACCGTCAGCCGCAGAATGCCCAGATACTGCTCCGTGTCGTGCTTCTCGATCTTGTCCATCCGCTTGCCGATGGCCTCCACGCTCTCATGCGTGGCCTTGAGACTCGCCTGCATCGCCTGTACCGGCTTTGCAATCTTCTTGAGCAGCGCCACCAGAGCCGCTATCGCTCCGGCCACCGCCCCTGCCTTGATGATTAGGTCAAGTACTTCCATTCCGTTTCCCCCTCTCATTTCCATTTGCCTACAACGTGGATTGCAAGCTTGAATTTCACGGTTGCCGCTGTGCAGCGCACTGGGTCCCAGCTCGGTGTCTTCGTCGTTGCCGAGGTGGATTTCTGATAGGTGCACAGCCACGCGTTGTAGGCCTCCATGATGTTAAACGGCATGGATACCGCATCCGTCAGCGTGAACGGGAAATCATACGGCCCTGCGTGCACGCCGTCAGCCGCAGGAACATAGCAGCCCGTGCCCCACTCCGTGTTGCAGTTGCTCTCGATGAGGTCCGTAATGCCGTCAATCTCCGCAAGGCCGGAGTTCCACTTCTTCCATGTCCAGGTAATGCCCGTCTTTGCGGTCGTTCCCTGCTCCACGACGTAGTCCTTGACGCCCATCGCCGTCAGCAGCGCCGCAAGCGTTGTAACTCCCGTTCCGCCCTTGGCTACCGGCAGCGTCCCGGAAACGTCATTCCCGGCAAGGGATACGCTTCCCTTTGTCGCCAGTGCTCCAAGCCCGAGGGCCGTCCGTGCGCCCGCTGCGGTCGCGGCTCCCGTGCCGCCCTTCGCAATGGGTAGCGTGCCCATTGCCCGATCTGAGGAAAGATCGAGGCCTCCGGTGTTGTCAGACCAGTATTTCGCATTATTGTGATAGGTCGGATCGTCAGAAGACACCGCTACGCCGTTCCTCGTTCCCTTTGCCCAGGCCTCCGCATCAGAGGCAGACATGCTCGCGGTGGAGATTTGGCTTGCGAGAATATTGAAATAATCGCTCGAAATAATCGCCGCATCAGAACATGCGGATTCTTCAACGTCGATGAAAAAGCGGAAAGATGCAAGTCTTTCGGAGCTTGTCTCGCTCCCGGTCGTACCGTAGATTTCAATTTGCGCAGTCACAAGACCAGCCACGGACAGCATCTGAGCCGCAACAGGGGCTGTAACGGTGTTCCCGGAGAATGTGACCTTTTTGCCGCCCTCTGTGGTATCGTATAGCCCCCCTGTGTTGTCCGGCTTGCCGAAGCGCACCATTGCCGTTGCACCCACAGGGATTGCAAACGCATCCGCCCCAACCCATAGTGCGGCAACAATGGAGCGGCTGTTGCTATCACCCTGCGCCATATGCAGACGAGGCGGAATGGCATCCAAGGAAAGATTCAAGTTTACCGCATGATTTATGTTCATCGGCTCACCTCATCAGCATAGGGCTTTCGAAGCGAAACGCGGACGGTGTTCCCTTCGGTGGATGGGATTTCCACCCCAAGAATTTTGGTGAAGCCTTCGCGCGTAACAGTTGCATTCTGATTCTCGCAGATGATTGTTTTCGTTTTTTCGGTGTCCGAAAAATCCGTTAACGCCTGCAAGAGCGTCGCCCCGATAAGATCAATATAAAGAATGCCGACGGAGGCAAGCCCGAAAAGCCGGCACTCGTACTCCGTCCCGTCTGCAAGTGTGATTTTTTGATTCATTGTCTACCTCCTAGCTTGTGGACGTCAGCACGTAACGCCCGGACGGAATTTCCGTTGCAGGCGACCAGGCGAACCCGCGCCCGGCAAGGTCTGTGGCGTTCAGGTGTGTGCCGAACAGGTTCGTAGCGTACAGGTTATCTGCATACGCTTTGCCTGCCGCGATTTTATTTGCATATATCGCATCGGCAAAATATCCCTGTACCGTGCTGTCGCATGTTGTCTCCTGCACGGAGCCACTCGTGAGATGCCGGTTTATAATTGCGTTTGTGGCGATTTTCCCGCCGCTGACCGAGTTCGGCGTAAGCGCTGCACCCTGCACGGTAACGTAGTCCGCGCTGATCGTGCCAGCCTTGATGAAATCTGCGGTGATCTTCCCGTCCGATGTGATTGCCGTGCTGTACGGGCCGTCAATGCCATTGCTGGAAAAACCAAGCCCGTTAACGTTCCAGAGCCACACGTTCTGCGCGGTATTGATGTCAAGTCCGTCAGCGATGATGATTGCCTCAGGCTGCCCGCTGCTGTTCTTGCGGAAAATGACGTTGCCGCCATTCGCGCCAAGAAGCCACGCCGTAGCGTCGCCCTGCTTGCTGTCAACGTGGACCTCAATTTTTTGAATAAAATCGCTATTCGGGTCTTCGAGCATTTCTTCGATGCTCTTTACTGTGTTTTGCAGCGGCTGTACCACTGTCGCTAGGGTCACCTTGTTGTTCTCCGGATGCGCCGGATGCCGCTCGTAGGCAACCACTCTATGCTGCACGCGGCGGTTCCGGCGCTTATCCAGAAGCCATATCGCCTTGTGCATTTTCAGCTCAAGGAAGTTATACGCGCTGTCGTAGGCGGCAACATCGACAACCGTGCATTCGTAGGAAACGGACGGCACGGCCATCTGGTCAAGCTTTGCCTGCGCGTATTCCTTCAGCGATTCTTTTACCGTAAATCGCTCATCATCAATGATCGTGCCATAGATGATCTTATCGGAATAGCTGTAGTTTTCGACGTAGTCCTTGCCGTCGTTGATGCTGGCAAAGGTCAGCCCGTCCTTTCCTTTCGCCCGCAGGCGCGTGCAGAATGACGAACTTTTCCCCGAAATGTCCAGCTTTTTCAGATTCAAATCCTCCGTCAGGAACGTCACTGTCGCCGTGTTCTTGTTCGGATATACAAGCGTTACGGTCTTCTCACTCGTGCTGTACACCGGCGTTATACCGTCCCACGTCTTGGCAACCTTCTTGATCACGTCGAGCGGCGTCAGTACCCCAGTGATTGTTCTCTTGGTCGAAAGGCCGGTCTGATCAACGCACGTCCATCCGGTGCCGGAAAGCGCCTTTGCAACAGTCTGTCCGGCGGTTGCACTCTCGTTGTCAAAATCCACTTGCTGAGATTTCAGCCCGTCGAGATCAAGCTCACACGTGATAGAATCCCCGTTGATGATCTTCACAAGGTAGGTCTGCCGGTCAATCGTTTCAAATACGCTGTCCTCGTTATCGATTGCCCACTCGTCCGGAATCGTAAACTTTAGGGTGTTCACCCCGTCGTATGCTTCCTTTATGGTGTAATCGTCGTTTGGCAGCGTTTTCCCATCAGAAAACACAAGCATAGAATCACCTCACAAGAAGATCGGGGAGAATGCCACCGTGGCAACCGTATCGCACAGGATGCTGTTCTCTCCGGGATGCAATATCGGGAAAGATACGAAATCGTTCTTGCTCATGTCGGCGGGCTGGCCGTTGACGGTAACGCTGCCGGTAAGCCCGTCGAGCACAATCACGTCATCTTTCGCGCAGCCGGTAAACTCTACCCCAGCCATGCTATACGTCCCGGCGGTACCAACCTTTCCTGTGATCTTGCACGGCGTTTCGGGAACGGTGGACGGGCAGAAGATCGTGGGCGTGGTCGCCGTTACAGGTTCCCCATGCTCGAAACCAGAAAACTCAATCGTAAAATCGAGAATTCCTTCTGCCTCTTTCTTTGGCTTTTGCGCTTTTGTCAGTGCTGCATGGTATTGCTTGCCATTCGGCAGCATGATCTCGTTTTCGCGGTCAAGGCACAGCGAAAGCAGCCACGAGCGGACGCTGTCTGCTTCTTCCGTTGCCCTACGCACGATGCGGAGCGGAATTGATAGGGTTTTAAGACCGATTTTCGCCGATGTAGCGATATACAAGCCGCACCCACCCGAATAGACGGAGCGGGAAATCGCCGCGCAGGACGCGGAATAGCCCGTCTTGACGAGCACCCCGCGTCCTGTCATCTCAATCCCGTTGATATACCATTTGTTCATTTCATCCTCCTACAAGCTGGAGCTGCGCACCCATATAAGGTGCGACGAACCGGGCAAGAGATTTCCCGTCCGGCGAAACGACGTTGAAATACATCGCTGTATCTGGTTGCTTTGCCGTATCGACGTTCACGGTAGAATTGAAACCCAGGCTGCTTTCAATGTCGCTGCGAATCTTGCCGAATTTATCATCCCAGCCTTCGCCGAGGCCTTCCGCCATAAAGCCACCGATTCCAGCGAAAACCTTAGACGGGGAATGAATCCCGAGATTCTCCTTCACCCCGTCAACGATATTGCCGACGAACCCGCTGACCTTTTCTTTCAGCCAGCCCCACATGCCTGTGATTCCTTCCCAGATGCCGGAAACGATATTTTCGCCGATTTTCAGCATTTCGCCAGGGAGATCGGAAAACCATTCCTTGATGTCGCTGATTTTCTCTTTCGCGTTCTGCTTGAATTCCGCCCATTTTTCGGGAATCGTCTTTGTAAAGAATTCAACGATGGAGGTAACGAGCCGGGCAATACCCTGCTCTACGCGTTCATGCACGTCGTCCCACGCCGAATCAATCCCCTCGCCCATTTTCACGATCAGATTTTTCCCCGCTTCAACGATATTCCCGGCAAAAGAGCCGATAGCCTCGACGATTGCGGAGATAATCTCCGGAATCGCGGAAACAATGCCAGAAATGATATCCGGGAGCGCCGCAACGAGCGCAACAAAGATTTTAATCCCAGCTTCGATGAATTTGTCGATATTGTCGACGATGGCATTGATGATCCCGTTGATCAACTCCGGGATTGCCTCGATGATGGATGTAATTATTGTCGGCAGCTCATCTACAATGGAAATCACCAGCTCAAGCAGCGCCTCGATAATATCCGGTAGGGAATCAAGGACTGCGCCCAGGATTCCGCTGATGATCTCCGGGATTGCAGCCACAAGTTCAGAGATAATCTGGGGGAGCGCCTGCACGATGCCGCGCACAATTTGTGTGACGGCTCTGATGATCTTCGGGATTGCGCCGACGATAAACTGCACTATGCCCGTGATGATATCCGGGAGGGCAGAAAGCAGCTCCGGAAGCGCCTGTAGAATTCCCTCCGCAAGCGCCGTGATTATGGCAAGTGCAGCATCTAAAAGCGGATCAAGGTTTGCAATGAACGATTGTGCCATTTGCGGGATTGCCGAAACGAGCGTAGAAATCAGATCCGGAATCCCCTCAGAAATTCCGAGTGCAAGCGACGAAATCACTTGCATGCCGGAATCTATGATCTCCGGTAGAAGTTCTAAGATTTGCGGCACCAAATCCAGAATCAGAGGAGGGATCACGTCAAGGAGCGGCTGTAGCGTCTCCGGAATGGTTTGCACTGCCGTTGCAACTACCGTGATCGCCGCATCTATCAGCCCCGGAATCAGGTCATTCACGATCCCCGGCAATTCTTCCACGATTTTGGGCGCGATCTCGGATACGAGGCGTGCGACGCCCTTCAGCGCCGTCTCAATGCGCGGGACGACGTTATGCGCCGCCGTTTCTAGGCTGTCAACAAAATTATCTACCAGCACGCCGAAATTCTGCGTATCATCGGCAACACCCGTGAGTAGGTTCTGCCAAGCCGATTTCATAGAGGCGACGGAACCCTGAATTGTCGTAGCCGCCTCTTTGCTTGTTGTCCCCGCAATGTCCAAATGCTTCTGCATTACTGAAATCGCGTTGACAATATTGCCGAAGGACAAGCTCCCTTCCTCAACCGAGACGTTGAGGGCAACCTGCTCCTCCGTCATTTGCGCGGCGTCGGCAATCAGGCGCTCCATTTCTTCCTTTGTGCCGCCATAGCCGAGCTTGAGATTATCGAGCATCGTGTAATTCTGCTTTGCAAAGCCCTGATACGCGTTCTGGATGGATTCCATTGCTGTGCCCATCTTGTTCGCGTTATCAGCCATGTCGATAACTGCCCGGTTGGCTACCTCCGCGGCCTTTTCGGTATCCCCGCCGAGGGATTGCAGCAGCGAAGCGGAGAAGCTGGTAACCTGTTCCATGTACTGGTTTGCAGAAAGGCCGGCTGTTTTGTACGCCTCCGCAGCGTAGCGCATTACCGTTTTGTTGCTGTTTTTGAATAGCGTATCCACGCCGCCGACGAGCTGCTCATACTCCGCGTAGTTCTCTACTGCCGATTTTGTAAGCGCAGCCACCGCAGCACCGGCCACAGCAACCGCGGCGCCTACCGCCTTTGCTGCTGTGCCAAGCCCACTTTTGATTTTTGAGCCGAGATTCGATGTTTTCTTGCCTACATCATCAATCGCGGCATCCACTTCGCTGGAATCCGCCCCGATTTTTACGAGGAGTTTAAATAGATCCATGTCTCACCTCCAAACCACACCGGGCAACGATGTCCGCTGTGATTTCTTCCGCTGTTCTCGTCTCTTGCCGCTCCGGATGCAGAATCTCCGTGTATTTCCGGCTGAGATAGGGAATATCCTGCGGACGCGTCCCCTGCACAGTCAAAATTCGCAGAGCTTCTGCGATATACTCACGATAAAGGGATTCCTCCCGCCTCTTTTTTAGGAGCTCCGGGAGGAATCTTATCAACGCAACCGCGCCGAGCCGAGGAGCGCAGGAAAGGGCAAAAATTACTTCGTCTCTTCCTGCGCGGAGGATCTGAAAAAATCGATCAAATCCTTATCTTTCGCGATTTCGCGAATCTGCATCATCGTCTTGAGGATGTTCTGCTTTGCGATCTTCTCAGCGCTGGTATCGTTCAGCACGGCCAGAATGCCGAAGACATCCTCGCGGTGCTTCTTGAGCAGCAGCGGCGCAAGCTGGCCGATTTTCTCAACGCCGACAGCGATCATCTCTGCACTGGTCCTCGCGCCGGAAGATTTGGCTTTCTTCCGGAATGCTGCCGTAATTTCCTCATCAGATAAGATGTTCAGGGCAAAAACGCTGATTTCGCACAGGATATCAGCTGCACGTTCGGTGTTCAGCTCGGAAATTTTCATGCTCGCACTCCTTTACGCTTCAGCCGTACCGGCCTTGATGTAGAGTTCATACGGCACGATCTCCTGCTTGGAGATCGAATAATGCGCCGTGTACTCAAATGCAAACTGACCCTTCGCCTTGTCGGAGGTCTTCACCTGGAAGCCGCCGGTGGACAGCGCATCGATCATGCGAATTGCGATAAACCCGCCATTGGTCACGCCGTTCTTGTCGGAATAATCGCCGACGATCCAGATATCGGAAAAATCGCTATCTGCAAGATCGCGGCGAGGCGTTACCTTGGTCGTGTCCGTTCCGTCGATGTCTGCTGCCGCCATAAGCCCCTTCGCGGAGGAGGTGGTGACGGTAACAAACGTGCCGGATGCCTTGACCTCCACGTCATCGAGCCGCTTCAGCTCCTTCGTGTTTTTTGGGCAGTTGTCCACATCTTCGCCGTAGTCGGAGAACGTCGGCGTCGCAGCGAACGTAATGCCGCCGGTCGTCGCGCCGATCTGGTTTTCTGCGTCAAACGCACCGGTTGCGGGTGTAAAACCCGACAAAATCACGCCTGCATTGATTTGCAACTGCTTGAAAGTGTCGGCGGGAATTTTAGTAAATTTCATCCGAAAATCAGTCCTTTCTTAGTCTTTCGACAGGTATTCAACGGAAATGTTGATATATCTGCGCTTAATGTTGGGGTCGGATTCGTCCTTTATGCTCTGGCACCACGGGGAGCCGCGCTTAATCCACATTGCACCGCCGTCGTATGGAACGATGACGCCGCCCATGCCGATAGCGTCCGCGATCTCCTGCGCCTTGGCGTTCGGGGTAGCTTCTCCCGTGCCGTAATACCAGAGATTTACAGTGATTGCGCTGTCCTCATCCCCCCACGCGCTGGTTACAAGCTCATAGGTGAGCCAAGGGAAAACCGCGTCAGAGGGTACAGCAGAATCGGGGTACGCCGTGAGGAATTGTGATACCCACGCATGGAGAGCCGCAGCCTTTGTCATGTCGGCAGCTCCTTCCTCTCTGCGGTGAAAAACTTAAGCGCCCGAATCACGCTTCCTGCGGATTTAGGCGCTTGTTTTTCTTCCGGATTCGATGTCACGCGGTATGTCAGGCCGGTCTTTCCGTCGCGGAAGAAATCGTTATATTCTATGGGTACAGATTTGTCCACCAGCGCGGAATAAAGGCTATTTACGCCCTCTTTTTCCGCTCGGCGGGCTTCCAGCGAAGAATCGAGATAATAATAGTTCTGGAATTCTGCTCCGTCCGACCACGAGGTGACGTAACCGCCCTCTCCATCCGGCGTGCGCTTTTTATCCAGCAGCACACACGGAGAGGCAAAATCATCAAGCAAGCTCACGGGCGCCCCCCCTTGATTTTCCGCCAGCAGTTCAGGCGTTGCTTGAAAGCCGTTTCCCAGCCCGTCACGGCGTTAGAATCCCCGGCACTATTTGCTTTTGTGTAGCTGTAGCCGCCGAAGCTCTCGCTCTGGTAGGGACTTAAAACTGCGCTTTCGTTCTTCTCCCGCCACTTCTTGATTTCCCCCGAAAGGCAAACAACCGCAGGAGGGATCGCCAGCGCCCAGACATCGCCCTCGAAGGTTTCAGTCATCATGCCGCCGGGTGGGTATTGATGCAAGCCGTCGTTAAAAACGCTCCCGATAATCCGAAAAAATTGTCCGTCTTGGAGAAACGGCAGCGCAATGCCGCCGTTCTCCACCGTGTACACCCCATGGTGCACGCCGCCCGGAACAACAAACCAGTTGTTCAGATGCCGCAGGATATCTTCAAGCATTGCGCTGCACTCCCATTAGGCCTTTGCGGTCACGGTTGCGTTGCCGCTCTTGATTGCCTTGTAGTCGGAGGTCGCCTCGACCAGAGTGATCTTCTGGTTGGATGCCGCCGTAATGTCGGATTCGCCATCCCAGAGCGTCCAGTTCTTCACGTTCTGCCCGTAGGTCACGGTTTCGGCAGAAGCGCCGACCTTGTACTTGTACACATTGCCAGCGTTGGCCTTTGCCGGAGAGACGGTGACCTTGGTAGCCCCGGTGGCGGAACCGGCAGCAGAAGCGACGGTCAGCGTGCCAAGCTCGCCGCTGCCGCCGACCTGCGCAACGGCAATGCCGTCCAGGTACTCCGCCCAGAGCTTCATGCCCATAAGCGCATACATGTCGCCGGTCGCGCGGGAGTAGTCGCCCTCAACATGCACACCGATCAGGTTGGTTTCGCCCTTGACGGTGTAGTTCAGGCCGAGCTTGGCAAAATCGCTGTCGCTAGGGTCGATGTAGTAAAGGTCGATGTTTTCCACAGGCAGCGCAATAACTGTGCCCTGCGCAATGTACTTGTCCGGCAGGAGGAACAGGGTGCGGTAGCCGAGATAGTCCTCCACGTAGTTCAGGCCGAATGCAGTCTGAACCGTGATATCCTTGTCGCCGAGGTATTCGTAGATATCAAGGATGTTGGCAAAGCCTACGACTTCCGTCACGTCCTTGTCCATGCTCCCGAACTTGTCGAGCACGCGTCCCTTTGCCATCGCAAGCGCTCGCTGCCAGGTGGTCTCACTCAGCGTCAGCGTTCCCGTCTTGATGAATGCGTAAAAATCACTCAGAATCTTATTCTGAAGCGCAACAAGGAACGCGTCGTCGGTCTTCTCGACTGCGATGTCTGCGCCGTACTTCGCGACAGATTCCAGCGTCACGCTCTTGGCGTACTTTGCAACCTCAATGTCGGCGTAGGAAACCGGCACGACCTTCGTCTTGGTGAAGGGGATTTCATCGCCTTCAGCGACAGACGTGCCGCCCTGCAGCTCGCCGTCCACGCTCGCCTTGTAGGAAACGAGCTTCGTTCCGGGGGTCTTGCGAATGGGGCGCATAATGCCGAGGATCGTTCTCAGTGCGTCCCAGTTGTCCGTGAATCTGGTGACGAAATCCACCTCGCGGGCAGAGGTGGAAAATTGCGCGGTAGTGGTTACGTTCTGTTTTACAGCCATGTTAATAATATCTCCTTTCAAATAATCAGCTGTTGGTTTCGCTGCTCATCAGCTCGGCAAGCGCGCTCTGGCGCTCCGAGGTAGACAGCAGATAGCGGCCTTTGTCATCTTTCTTGTAGATGTCCTCTCTCTTCATTGCACCGCCGCCGGTGTTGGCCGGTGGATTTGCAGGGTTGCTGCCCTTTGTGGATGTGGTAGATACCAGGCTCTTGTAAGCTCCGGAAATCAGCGCATCCAGCGAGGAGGAATCCTTGATCTTGTCCCCGTCCATTTCCAGCGCGTTCATTTCCTCGCCACAGCCGCGCATAGCGAGATCGAGATTCGCACCGGTGATGTTCTTGCTTTCAAAGTAGGCACGGACGGCCTTTTCTTTTGCCGCCTTGGTCTGCTTTGCGGTGATGTCGGATTTATAGTCCTCGAAAGCCTTGTGCTCTTCCTCGTACTTTTGCTTATAGCCGCCATCCCCTGCCGCCTGAAGCTCTTCCAATTGTCTCTGGACGCCCGGCAGCTTCTCCGCATCCGCTTTCAGACGGTCGCGCTCCGCCTTAATTTCGTTTACGGTGTTTGCATGCTCTTCGAGGATTGCCTCGCGCTGCTCATCAGTCAGCCCAAGCCCCTTAAGCATCTTTACTGTTAATGCCATAAAATAACTCTCCTTTGTCTCGTGGGCAGTGTCTCGCCCTTAAAGTTATATAAAAACCGCAGTGTCTCGCGGATTTTACCAATAAAAAAGAGCCACCCGCCGAGAATTTCTCGGTAAGTGGCTCTATGCCGTTATTCAATTATTCGCCCCTCAACTCTGCGGCTATGATAGCGAGATACTTTCTGATGTGCCCCGTGATCGCAGGCTTAAGGAATGGCTGAGCTTCATGTCCACCTGTCCTGTGCACACCTTTATCATCTTCATACGTCCACTTAGTCGGCCTGCCTCCCTCTGTAAAGGATCCGGTTCCGAGTTCAACGTACGCGGCATATTCAACATTTGTCCCCACATATACAGCTAATCCGCCATCGTCTGGTGCCACGCCCGTGTATTCTCCCTCTGCTTTCTCGCCATTCTTTGCTTTTTGGGCCGTATACTTTTTGATCGCAGCTGGCTCACCCGATAGAGCATATGTAATACTATTTCGAAGCAAGCCGGTATCCACAGGAGCGAGCCGTTTAGCATACTTTTCTGCCGTAAGCCCGCATTTTACAAGCCCTCGCAGAATCGCAGATTTAATCGTCCCCTTCACTTCTTCGGAATTATCTATAAATTTAACGTAGCTCATTTCAAAAGCCTCTTGACTTTCTGTTCAATACAGGATAAAATGTTGATAAGAGGATTGAATTCCTCGTTTTTCGAGCCGAACCTCCGCCCAGTAAGGTGGGGGGGCGGCTCATTTTTTATATCTACGCGCAAGCAAAAATTCTCCATTTTGCAAAACAATGACATCGAAACTAAAGTTCACCTTCCGCAGCGCCCTTGCATCGATGGTTTTTATCAAATCGGCAGTATTTATATCGCTATCGCACGAAAACACAACGCCTCCTGGGGCCGCCGAAATTTGCTTCAATGCGCTCCGCAGGGCACTGTCTGCCGCCTTTGCAGAGGAAATGCTTTTCAGCTCCCAGAACTTCCCTCTCCACAGGTAATCCGGGGTCTTCCTCCCTTGAGAATTTGATTCTTTAAGAAGTGTAATCTTTCCGCCAAGTTCTTCTCTCAGTTGCGTCGCTACTTTAAACTCGGCCTTATGATCGCTAATCTTGTACCCTTTCTCATACCGCAATTTCCCCATTTTCGGGTTCGCCATCTCGCGGTATTTTCGGCTTACGTCTTTCGCTCTTCTGCCTACTGAATTGTTTGTCGATAATTGTCGCCCACTATACCCTTTCTTGGAAGATTCCCATTGAGCGTATGTCATGTTGTCAATCAGGATATTCTTTCCGGTCGCAGGATCACGCACTCTGCGCTGCCCGTCTGATGTATCAATCCCGTCAATCGCGGCGGTGAGCGTACAACGGCAGTTATACACCAGGTACCCCGGAGCGCTTTTGTCGCCGGGGAACATGATCTCGTAGCCGTCGATTTTGAAGGGCTTATCAATATCGGCAATCTGCCCGTCGAGCATGGCGTGCGCGTGGCGTGTCCGGTTATCCAGTGTCGCCATCCACTCCCGCTTTAGATCAATGCCCATCTTTTTTGCCGCAACATAGGAATCCATGCGCCCGGCGTTCTGCGCCCCGGTGACGGCGGTCCTCGCCGTGCGGATTGCAGAATCGCGGCTCATCGTCGGAATGCGGCGCTGTAGATCGTCCGCAATGCCCTTGATGCTTTTCCCCTGAAGAATGGAGCTTGTCACGCTGGCCGTGATCTGCTTTTTCCCATATTCAAGGTCTATCCCTCGTTTTAAGGCCGCTGCTTTCGGGTAGTACGGCATTAGATCGGGCTCCGAAGATATGAGCCGCCGGACAGTTCGCTCGTCCCAGAGATCAAAGCCGACGTTTCCGGCAACCTTCTCTATTGTATAGGCCGCATAGTTGCGATTCAGGCTATAAATGCCGGGCGTTGCATCGTTGATGTACGAAATCGCAACGCCGTTTGCATCCGTGTAGCGCTTGGCGATTCTATCGCGCAAAGATTGATAGCGCTCACCTCGTGCGATCTGGTTGAGCCGCCATTGCTTATAGTCAGCCTCTGCCCACACGCGTCCGTTCTGCTCCGTGCCAATAAGCGCTTTCATTTCCTCATCGCGCTTTGCGAAGTTCTCAAAGTACGAATCTATCGTCTCTTGCAGTTCATCGGCGGCGATTTTATAAATTTCGGCAATTCGCCGCTCAAGCTTTGCGAGCGCCTTATCTGTGAGGGTGTGACCGAGATCATTCGGTCTCATCGTCAATCACCGGTTCTGCAAAACTGCGGTCGATTTCTTCCGCCGCTTTGCGCTTCATCATATCCTCGTATTGATCGATATCGCCATTGATGGAAAGCAGCTTTTTCGTGATGTATTCATCATCGTAGTACTGCGCTCCAAGCAAAATCGTCTGCGTTTCCTCGGCAGTGTTGATGATTCGATTGCGGGTATAGCTTGGAACGTCATCAATTCCGGCAAGGCGGAGAACCTCGACCACGAACCGCGTAACTTCGTCCTCGAATTTGTCCGTCTTCAGGTCGAGCGGCGTATAGCTGGCGAGAATCGCCGTCGCCGTCTGGTTGCCTGCCGTGATAGACGCCGCGTCGAAGCACTGAAAATCCTGATATAGCTTCTTTTCGAGCATATCTATCGTGGTCTGTGTCCCCTGATACGGTGCCTCAATCGTCTGCGGTGTTGCCTTCGCGCCGTCATCGCCGTCGGCATGGGCGACATGCAGCGTTTTCAGCCGCTCAACGAATTTTGCATCATCCAGATCATCCATGCCGCCGCAGTTGGTGAGCACCCAATAGATCAGGTTGCCCTCGTCAACGTTGTTCACCATATTCGAGGTGGCAAGATCGAGCGCATCAATGGTGTTGCGCTTCCCCGCAATCTCCGATTTGCAGCGGCGGTTGTTTTTGAGCGGCACGACAGGGAAAGAAGGATAATTCTCACCATCAAGGATTTCCGTCGCGCCGATCTCTGCCGAGCGCACAATCAGCTTGTACGCCCGCTTCTCCTGCATGATCTCCATATCCTTGTTCTTCGGCTGGAAATACTCCGTAAAGCCGTCGATTTCGTAGAGCGTCGCCCTGAGGGGTTTATCCGGCGTAACTTGCCAGAATCGAATTCCCGCCTTGAGCGCACCGTCTTCCTCGTCGTAGAGCGGGACAAATTCGCGAAGATCGAATACACGCAAGTGATCCAAATCCCAAAAGCCAAACGCCGCGCCGCCGATTTTAGCAGAACGCGCCGCGCTCGTTACCTCCTGCGAGAAATCCTTGCATAGCTTATCTGCGGTTTCCCTCTCCCCGAAGGTGATTCCATTTCCGAGCAGATAAGAAACGCTCTGGTCGACCGCAAAGCCGAAAAAATGACTGGCCAGCTTGTGATTCGCCGTCCACATGTCCCGGTGCGCCTTGCCCTGCATATCATACAGGATTTTTTCATAGCGGTTGATTGTCGGGTTCTCGCCGTCGTAGTAAAGTTCAGCATCTAAGGCCGTCCGATACGCCGCCGAGCCTCTATGATCTTCGATTGCGCTGCGAATAAAGGCGATACGGGCTTTTTCGTCCTGCCCTACCGCCATTAAATCTTGGTATGTCTTCATGTTGCCTCCTACCTGAGCAGAGATTTGTACTGCGTCTTTCCTACCTTCTCGCGCAGTACTGTATATGCAAAGTAACGCGTCTCGTCCATCGCGTGATCGTTTTCCTTAATTACCTTGTCCTCTGTGGATTTATCGTCCCAACTATACAGCCCGAATTCGCGGATTGTATCCTTGCAACTGCGGTGAATCTTGATCGTTCCGTCCTGCAAATACCGTCCCGTCGTGATGATGCCAGGCGTAACGTCGTTTTTCGCTTTTCGGACGGGATATTTGTGCCGCCGAAGAACTTCGATAAATGATGCAGCCGAAGGGTCCACGATGACGGAGCGAATCGGCAGCCCTGCGGCCAGCTTCTCCACCTCTACGAAATATTCCTCGTCCGTTTTGTTTCGGTTCGTCTCGCGTCCGGAATAGTAATACTCCCGGATGCGCGTTGCAACCCCATTTTTAAGGCACCACAAGCCCGCAGAAAAGGGGTTTAGCGTGCCGTAGTCCACGGATATATAATATTCTCCACCGCCCTCAGGGGCGGAATCAACGACGCAAGAATCATCGAACATCGGGTAGACAAGGCCCTCGGCTATGCACCACTCACCAAGCACATACCGGCGGTAAAAAACACCGGAATACATGGATTCATAGCGGGCGAGGATTTTCTCACTCAGCGACGGATTGTCCCGCATCTCGAAGTGTAGGTATAGCGCGTTCCGCTCCTTGTGCTTCTGCACCCACTCGGTGTAGAACCAGTGCATAGGGCTTGCCGGGTTGCAGGAGAACCACATGCGTGAGCCATCGACAGAGCAGCGGCCAAGCGCCTGTTCCACGAAGGAGCGCGGCATCAGCACAACTTCATCCAGAAGCACGCCCGCAAGCGTTCGGCCTTGAATCAGCGCATAGCTGGCCTCATCTTTGCCGCCGAATACTTCAAAGTAATTTGTGACGCCTCCGCGCCGAACTTCCATCACCTTATCACCGCGCCGCCAGCGAATAATGTATTTCTTCTTCGCCAGCGACATACCCTTAAACGGGACAATGATGTTTTTCGTGCAGCTATCCACTGTGCGGCCACAAACGCCGAAGCGCTGCCCGGTGAAATTATCCATAGCCCACTTGACGAAAGCCCACATCATGATTGAGGTTTTGCCTGAGCGGATCGCACCGTCGCAGATCAGCGCATCGTATGCGGTGTGCGGAAACGCGAGGATTTTCATTTGCTTCGCGCTAATCATTTTTGATTCCCTCCGCCAGTTCCCGCAGGCTCTTGCTCAACGCATCCTCTCGATTATCATCTGCTGGTGCGCCGCTGACGATGGCCCACTTGTCAATCAGCGTGCCGAGCGCCGTCGTGATCTGGGATAGCGTCGCATTCTTCATTTTCTCCGGGTCGAGCATAGTGGAAAGCCCAAGGCCGATAATATCGCAAACGACGCTTTTTTTGCTCTCCATGTACGCCAGAACATCGGCTGCATTTTCTTCTTTTTTTTGTTCACACTTTTGCACAAAATCCACATTTTGTGCTTTTATGATGTTCTTAACGGTTGTGGCAGATACGCCGTTTCGCTTCGCGACGGCGTTATAGCTGCTGCACTCAACATAATCCGCAATGATTTTGTTTTTCTGTTTGTCCGTAAGTCTAGCAGCCATGTCACCACCTCTCAAAAGCAAAGGCACCGAAGTTCCCTCCGGTGCCCTGCGCAATTATTTACGGTACAATGTTATCACGTTTTTGTCCGCATTTCATCCGCATTTTGTCCGCCTTTAAATCACTGTCGGATACATGGCCTGTCTGAAATGCCGGAATGCGGCCTCTTTTCGCTGATAGACCGCCGTCCTCTCGAGCGATAATTCCTCCATCAGCCGATCAAGGTAATCTTTGTGGCGGTTGATGTAGAAGCGGGTAAGAATCAGACGTTCTTCATCATCCAGCAGCGCAAACGCCCGCTCTACTCTGGCGACATCAGATTCCGCTGACCTCAAAGCCCCTGCGAGCTTGTCCCGTGCGTGGATGTTAGATAGCAGCCGCTCCTCTCGCGTAGAGCCGCCGCCCTGCACCGGAGTTGCATCTGCCGTCGCACTCCGAATCTGCCTCGCCTCATCCTCAAGGGACTTGATCTGCTCTCGTAGGTTCACGATTGCGGTCTTGTTGGCGGTATAATTGCGGAGATCATTCTCGGCCATTTTGTAACCCATATCACAACCATAGTACATGCTATCACTCTCCTTCCACAGCAAATTTGAAGCATTCGTACATTTTCTTTTCGCCCGCCTGATACACTACGCGAATCCATCTATGCGCGTAATGGACATGCCGGACGGTGCAGCGCACTTTTACCGGGTCACGCGCCTCCGGCGTTGCATTTACCTCCAACATCAGCGCAAGCCCAGGAACGAGATCACGCAGCGGGACACGGGCATCAAACCGGTCTGGGGCTCCCTTCGTCGAGCGCGGGTTAATCAGCGCATACGCCTCTTTCACACTTTCACCTCCTTGAAATACGGGCATTGTGTTCCGGATTTCACCAGATCGCATCTGCACAGCGGCGTACCGAGAGCGGAAATGAAGTGCTGCTGGCAGCGTTCGCAGCGCGTAGGCGGATCGCATAATTCCGAAGAGTACGCGCAGCGCTCACAGGTTTTCGGGCTTTTGATGGGATAATCACGCATCCCGCACCATCCTTTCCAGCCAATCAAGCACTTCCTCCTCAGCGGAAACCCTGCCGCGATAAAAACCGGCCGTCATGTCGTGGCGCAGGCTGTTTTCGCAGAGATACTTCTCGTCGTCGTGCTGGCGCTGGCGCAAGAGATGATCTCTGTGGAATGCCAGCTCAGCCCGCATCGCATCCGTCTGCCGCGTTCTGAGTTCTGCCTTGCCGATTTGCGGCTGATGCTTGACGATATTCTCCACCACAAGCAGTACGCGCTTGACGGTATCGATATTGCACATCTCCGGATTCCATGTATCCGGATTCTTATAGGCGCTCAGCTCGTCCAGCAGCTTATTGCGGCCTATGTACCGTTCTTCCATTTTCCATCCTCCCATTTTACTTTTTCGCTGAAGTAACTGCGCAGCTTCGGCTTGATATCGTCCGGCACGTCCGGCTTTAGGATGTCTGCCCACGACAACACCCGCCAGAACGGGTTATTCTCGCCGATGCTGTCAAAATACCCTCCATCGGCATCGTACCAATCGCCGATCATTTCGACGTCCCCGGAGCTGACAAGCAGTTCGTTGGTACCTCGATCGCGAATATCCTGCTGCGCCTCAAGAATTACGTAATACTCACCGCTCTCCGGCGGCGCGATCTTGCCGTTAATCCAGTCAACTTTCGCCATCTTCTTCGCACCTCCTTTCTCCATCTGAGCAAAAGTGATCATCAGGAAACATGTCCCAATACATCCCGCCATCATATTCCTGCGAATGCATGTGGCAGAACTGAGTGACATGGTTCCGGTAGATGCAGTCCTTGCACCTGACCGCGTCCACCGCATCCACTGTCGGCGCTTCCTCAATCGCCCTCTTGACGATTGCCGGGTAAAATCCTTTTTCCAGCAGGCGCTTTTCCAGCGCGTCAGCATCAATCAGACGCATTTCGCCACCTCCTAATCCGCTTCCCACGGCACGCGCTGCGGCTCTGCGCCGAGGAGCAGCTTCTTCACTTCCTCGTAGCTTTCTTTTGCATAGAAAGCTGTCGATCCCGGTAGGTCGCCAAGGACTACCTTACATCCGCCGAGGTTTTCTTCTACTGTCTGAACCGAACGAATCTGCTCACTGTTCACCAACAGCTTCCCGATTTTGGCAAAGTGAAATTCTATGAATTTAGCCATCTTCTACCTCCAGTCTCACCCCGCATATCGGGCAGCAGCGCGGTGTCGTCCCGCCGTTTTGGTCATATACCATCATCTGGCAGCCGCAGTTTCGGCACTCATAGGAGTAATCCCACCATTCGTCTTTTCCGAACTTATCTGCCCTGCAACTCCACCGTGTCGTTTCCTTCCCGTTCTCGCTGTCGCTTGGATCGTCGCTTTCGTGCATTGCAAGCATCCTGTTTATTTTGGCAATCCCTTGCAACGCAATCTGGTCAACTTCGCATAGCACGTCTCTGAGTCCGCGCAGCTCCGAGGCCGGAACAACGTCTGCACCAGGGATTGAATCAAGGCGGATATCCTCCGCAAGGTATCCGCAATACTCCCCATCAGAAACTATGGATGCGTTTTCAAGCATTTCTCGGACGGCTTTGCGCTCGATGTATTCAGCCATCATCTCACCCCCACAGCCACGCCAACGACCAAAGGTCAGCGTATGAATATATCGACACTTTTGCAAGCAGCGCGATCTCGTTCGCGAGGTTTCTTGTGAGGCCTCTTCCCATCATCAGCTTCACAAACCGCTTGCGGCTCAACTTTTTTCGCCGCCTTCTTTCCGTTTTGATGTCCATATACGGCGAAAAGCTCAACCCCACACATTCGCATCTTCCCGTCGAAAAGAACGGAAGGTGCGGTTTAAGCATGTCCGGCACTTTGTCCGTATCTACCGTGTAGTAGCAAGGAAAATCAACCATCGCTTACCCTCCTGTTCCACGCTTCAATTGCTCGTTCCGGTGTGGCAAATTCACCAACTTCAGCGCCGCAGTCTTCGCACATGATTTTATACCTGGTATAGCTATCATTCTCATAGTAGAGTTTTTGCAAGTGTACACCATAGTCATGACAGCCGCAGAACGGACATGGCTTCAATTCATCCATTCTTCTGCCCCTCCCTCAATTTTGCCTCCGCTTCCTCGCGGGTGAGGAAAACGTTCTTGCCGAAAAGCCTGATTGGAAATGCTGAGAAGTCTGATACTGCATAATCTCCACCGCGATTTCGGTCAAAGCTTGTAATTGCAAACCCCAGGATTCCGGCCTTTGTAACATACCACACGGCATCTCCAATCTTGCACGGCAGCACCATCACGCGCCCGTCCGCATCGGCATTCATCAGCTCGACGATCCGCTTGAAGGTAACATCATTGCTGATAGCCTCATCTTCAAATTTCTTGTAGTTTGCACATACATTCGGGGCGAGGCCGGTGTCCTCGTAGGCTTTCAGCCGCTCCCAGACCTTCCGCTGAGTGCAGGAGCCGCCATGCTGGCACGGCATCTCCCTGCATTGCGCGATCTCGCAGAAGTTCCCATCAAACGTCAATCTTTCCATCCGCAGCTCCTCACAATCGCAACGATGAACACGATCCCCGTGAACAGCAGCACCAGAGCTGCAGAAATCCACGTTGGCGCGATCACCCATCCCCACGGCCAGCTGATCACCTTCACCAGCTTCAGGATGATAAAGGCCAGCTGCAACAGGCTTACAAAGCTAAGCCCTCCGGATGTTACCTTTTCTTTCATTGTCAGAACACTCCTCCGTATTCAATCACCATGATGCCATACTCCTCGGCACATTCGCGTTCAATTCTGCATCCGCGTGCTTCTTCCCAGCCCTTGGCAAAGTAGGCAACGTCTGCCTTTGCCATCAGCTTGATCGATTCGCCGAGGCACCACAGCGCCCGCATGGCCTCCGGGTCACCCTGCACGCCACGGAAGAAGCTATTGAGCACCGCAACCTTTTCTCCCAGAAATCCCTCCACGTCCCGTTTTACTTGTGAACGCACCGCCAGAATCTCCTCTTCCGTCTTGCCACGCATGGGCTGCGAAATAAATAGCTTTTTCATTGGTTTACCTCCTTTATGCGTATCTAAATGCTGAGCAAACTTTTTCAGAGCAAGGTTCTCCGCTTTCAGCTTTTCGATCTCCGCCGCCTGCGCCTCGATCAGGTTGGTAGCATCCCGTATTAGCGCATCTACGCAAAATGGCTCTTTGCTCCTCCGGTACTTGCAAGGACTACAGTCCATCTCTCCGCACGCCCGCAGCGACTGCGCGATTTCTTCTTTGGTCATACGTCGTAAACCTCCGTTCCAAATTCAGGCAAGCACTTGCCTCTATATGTGTTTTTGTGCAGGAAACCCCGCTCTCCGAGATAGCACACGCCGCCATTCCCGCCGCCTGCTTCGCAGATGATTCTACGCTCTCCATCCTGCGTCACCGCCGTCCTCAACACTCGCACAGCTTTCAGCCACTCATGGCTTTCTGTGCTAATGTTCAGAATCACGATTTCCCCCATTCTTGCAGCAGCCTCGCTGAAGCTCAACCGCCTGCCGTGCCGCTCGACAAGCTCGCCGACAGCAGGAATCCCAAGGAGATCTTCAAAAGTAAGCTGGGTGTACGATTTCCTCATTCCAGCCACGCCCTATCTGGCAGCGCTTGCAGAAGCTGGTCGAATTTCTTCTCTGCATTTCTCTGCTGGCTTGAGAAATCCCCCGAGTCCATTTCATCGTAAAGCCTTTCGATTTCCCTGATCGTGTCCAGCAACGATGTGTTTTCATCTCGCAGGATGTCAAACGTCGCTTTCAGGTAGTCGTAGCTCTGCCGAAGATCGAAAAAGGCCAGTGTAATACCCATCGCCCAGCCGATGCGGGATAGCATTTCCGCTTTTGTCAGCCTGCAAAGCCGTTTTCCGGCTTCCGTTGTCGCAAGCTCTTGCTCGTATCCCGTGAGGGCGTAGTAATCTTCCTCGTCGGTATCATAGCCCAGCGGCCTGTACCTGTTCCCGATCAGTGCCACAGTCGCATCATCGAAGTCGCGATAGAAGTCCTCGAAGCTCTGATTCCATAGGGCCGTTTGAAGTTGCTCTGCCTTGGCCGTCAGGTCTGCAAAGGCCATTCGGAACTCGAACTCCGCGTCCTCGTCGCCGTCCAGCGCATTCAGAAGCGTCTCGTCGCTGTCCGCCTGCTCGACGTAGTAGCGGATTCCATTGCAGTTTTCAGAAATTTCGTCCAGCTCCGTCATGATTGCCTCCGCGCCCATCGACGCCAGCGCAGGCCGCTTGTACCGGAGCGCCCGTGTCCTATCGCTCATTCCATCCTCCTGAAAATAACCACCATAGTATGCTGTGTAAGACGCTTTGCGATGATGCTCTGGATTGCCTGAAACTTTGCCGGTGCATCAAAGTCCGCGTATGCCGGCCGGTCTGTGTAAACTCGGTTTTTGTATGTATCTTTCAACCCGTCACACCTCCACAAATTTTCCGCCGACGCACTTGTACCACGTCTTTTCTTTGAGCGTTACGCCATCCACGATTCCCGCCGCGACGGAGATAATCGGGTATGTATCGCCATCCCATCCTCCGCGCTCCACGGCGAAGATCGCGCAGCCAATAGCGCCCATCACTCTACCATCATCGCCCGAAGCCATAGCGACCGACGCTTTGCCCGTCGCAGAGGCCGCGCCCTGAATGCCCGTCGCAGCGGCCGCGCCCTGAATGCCCGTCGCAGAGGCCGCGCCCAGATTGCCCGTCGCATATTTATCCGGAGACTCTTTCGCCTTTTTGATCTTTTCGTCAAAACCGATGGTGTTCTTGACCCATTCGATCTGTGCTTTGACGAGGCCGGGAATCCCGATCTCAGCGCCGATCTTGATTGTTTTCGCGCAAATCTTGCTGTCATTGCTTTTCTTGTCGCACACTTCGTCCAGCTCTACCATCCGGTAGATGCTCCCATCGCCCGGCGGATAGTATCCAAGCACATCCAGGGGCATCGTGCATGCGTGGGCGCCCTCTTTGCAAAGCACAGCCCTCGGAAAGTGATAAGTTTCTCCCTCGGCATACTGAAAGCCTCGGCACTTCATGTCTTTGTCAAAGCCCTTGCAGGCGATAATTGGTTCGCTCATGTGTTTTCCTCCATTTTCGTGATGTAAATTTCCGTTCTCGGATTTTTCGGGTCGTATAGCACTCGCGTCCCGTCGTGCCCGGCAACAATGCGGGAGTTGTCGTCTGCCAGAATCCCACGCTCGACGAGGATATCATCCAGCGCCGCCGCAAGATTCAGCCCGTCCACCTTGCGACGTGTTGCCATGTAGAACTCATATCGGCAATTCACCGGGTAGTTGATGGGCTTGTCTGGTACGGGACGAAGCTGCCACGCGGCCAGCTCGGCATACTGCCTGTACACCTCTCACTGCCGAATCCATTGCTTGGCCGGTTTCCCGCAGCACGGGCAGCGTCTCCCTGCTCCGGCGATCTGCTGGTGGTTCTTCTTCGTCCGGGGTTCGCCCTTGATCGTGTAGTGGATCATGTGCCGCCCTCCCGGAGTGCCGCCTCGATGGCCTTGCGCTCCAAATCCGTCACCGAGCCGCCGTGCGTGCTGTACTGCGCATTACGGTCGCGGCATTTGTCTGCCGGTCGGCCTCGCTGGCCGCGCTGCATCTCGCGCCGCTTGACATCGTCGAGCGTTTTCACGCCGTCACGGATATACGCGGCAAGGATCGCCCGGATATAGCTCCACGAGATTTTCTGCTCGTCCAACGCATAACGTAGCGCGTAGATACACACGTCGGAGCCGAGCTTCTGCTCGTAGTCCAACAGCTCCCGCAAGCACTCACCGGAGGCATTCGCGTTGACGTGGTGCAGGAAATAGCCAACGGATGCGCTTTCTTTCGGCGGGACGGGCGGACCCGGCTGCGCCTCGCGCGCGTCAGGGATGACAGGGATAATAGATTCAGACATATCGTCCTCTCTCTCTACCTCTCCCTCTCTCTCCCCCTCTTTCTCCTTGCGGGTTTGTTCCTGTTTGTTCTCATTTGTTCCTGTTTGTTCCGGTTTGTTTTTGCTTTGTTCTTCGTTTTTGCTGCTTCGTTCTGATTTGTTAACGCGATTCTCCGCTTTCTTCCGTCCAGTGTCCAGCGTCGGGCGAACCAAAGCAAAAACGGAATTCGCGATACCAGAAAGAGACGGCGTTTCCTCATCCAGCGCATACGCGCAAATCGCAATAAGTGCCGTTTTCAGTTCTTTCGCAGGGAGCGTTTTGATTGCCTCGTAGTAGCTCCGGTAAAATGTGAATTGATCTCGCTTCATTTTGGTAGCCTCAGAACGGTAATTCGTCATCGCCGGGCAGCTCTGCGAAGGATTCCTGCGGTGCCGCGTAGCTCTGCTGCGTTGCTCCATCGCGCTTGCTGTCGCCGAAGTAGACGCTCTCTGCGACGATCTCCGTGGCCTTGCGCTTGTTGCCGTTCTTGTCCGTCCACTCGCGGGTTTGCAGCCGCCCGGCAACGACGGCCATGCGGCCCTTAGTGAAGTACTTGGAGACGTACTCGGCGGTCGAACGCCACGCGACGCAATCGAAGAAATCCACCTCGCGCTCTCCGCTGTCGGATTTGTAGTCGCGGTCGCAGGCGATTGTGAAGCTTGTAACCGCCGTGCCGGAGCCAGTCCGGCGAAGCTCCGGGTCGCGCGCCAGGCGGCCCATTGCAATAACTTTGTTAAGCATTGTATTGCTCCTTCCGATAGATCAAATTTTCTTCCCGCCAGCCGGGATAATGTGCCTTGAGATAATCCCTCGCGAGGGATTTCAACACCATGCGCTGGGCTTGGGTTCCTTGGTCGAAGGCCCTGTGATGCTCTGCGCACATGGTTAGGATGTTCTCCTCGATGCCGCGCCCACCTTGTGCGCGGCCGATGTAATGGCACCACGGGTCTCCCGGTGTGCCGCAGAAGATGCAGCAGCCGCCGTCGCGCTCATACACCCGCTGCTTCACTGCTTGCGGGATTTGCAGTGCCTTTGTTCTCCCATTCAAGCATCATTCGCCCCATTTCTTCTGGTGTCAGCGTTTCCACGCCGTTCGCTTTGCAGTCCGTGACCATCAGCTCGATCAGCCGGGACATCTGGCGCGTATCGTAGTCGCTGGAACCGTAGTATACTTGTAGGTATCGAAAATCCGGGTTATTGCGATCCGCGCCCATGTCCTCGATCAGCCGCCCGACGTGGCCCTCGCGCCAGCTCCGCGTGAAGCTCTGGACGGCGCGTGCCGGAATGCGGATGATCTCGTAATTCCCGCCAACGTCCCGGATGTGCTGCCGGTATATGTCGTCCGGCGGGATGCGGAGGACGGAGGAAAGCTCGCCGCACAAGCGCCAATAGTAGGCGTTGGCGTTCAGGCTCCGGCACTTGCGCTCCTGCTTGATCTCCGCGACGTATTTCTTACTTGCGTCGATGGATTCCAGCGCAGCCATGATCGCGGCGTGGGACGATTTCAGGCAGAGCCATTCACCGCCCGCATCCGCTGACCACTTTGCCGCCTCAACCTTGAGCGTCCGCATTCTTCCTCCGTTTCATGGTGCAGGAGTAGCAGAGGGGGATTCCGAAAAGATTCTGGCTACCACGGACAAGCTCATCGGCAGTGCGCTTCGCGCCATTGGCAAACTCAACGCCGACAATCTCTTTCCCGCACTCTTGGCATAGGATTGCCTTTTTCTGCGGCTCCTGCTTTTTCTGCTCCGGCTGCTCTGCCGGGGATGTATACTTGCTGCGATCTTTTGCGAAGAAGATGTCCGCGCTCATACCGAGCGCCTTGCATGCCGTACCGATTGCATCGGAAAGCGCCATCTTGAAGCACTCGTCGTTTGTATACAAGCCGGCTTTTTCCTTCGATACGAAAGCCGCGCCGCCGAGGCCGGGAATAGGCTTCGACCATTCGCCGCCCATCTTGTACGAAAGATGAATCTTCACGAAAGCCTTTTGCTCTCCGGCAGCGCCAATCTCGATCCACTTCTCCACAACATCGTATGCCCATCCGAAACCGCACGGACCGAAAAACTCCGTCAGCGCCTTGTTGCGCCACATTGGGTTGATGTCCGTGAAGCCTTTCAGCCGCCCGGCATCAATAGGCTTCTGAGCTTCCTTAGGGGTGTTTTGCAGTTTGCCCCAAATTTCCATATTATCCATTGGATTGCTCCTTTTCTTCAAATTCCAACGGGCATTGGCTCCCGATATATCTGCTGGGGTACTCAACGACCGCATCATTCAGGCCGCAGCGGCGGGAGTTTGGCCGGTATCGCGGGCACAGCTCACAGCATACGAGGAGCTGAAGAAGGCCATCGACCTTGCACTGGAAAATGACCGCAAGGTGGTGTTTGAAGCCTTTGTGGACGGTCAGGAAGTGGAGTGCGCCGTCATCGGTTCCGACCCTGCCGTGGCCACCCGTCCCGGCGAGATCCTTGCCGGTGCTGAGTTCTACACCTATGATGACAAGTACAAGAACGGCGTCAGCCAGACCGTCATCCCGGCCCACCTGCCGGAGGCAAAGCTGGACGAGGTAAAGACCTACGCCGCCATGGCCTACACCGCCCTGAACTGCGAGGGGCTGGCCCGCTGCGACTTCTTTGTGGAGCACGGCACAGGACGGGTGCTCATCAACGAGATCAACACCTTCCCGGGCTTCACGTCCATCAGCATGTATCCCAAGCTGATGGAGCACGAGGGCCTGCCGGTGCCGCAGCTCAT